CCAACGAAGGCTTAACGATTTACGATGCCCCGAATGTCTGCCGCGAAATTATGGCCAAGTGTCAAACATTAGCCGAACAAGTTGAGCCGAGTATCGCCGCCGAAATTCGGGACGTTGGCGAGAAAACTAAGCAAATGCTGGACGCTATCGTCGCGTCCGTGGACAAGATATTGGCAATGGAGGTTGAATGACTAAACAGAAACTTGACGATGGCTACCAGGCCGTAGCGTTCGAGGTTGGCAAGTCGCTTGAGAATGCAGAGGCGCGTATCCGCGAACTTGAGGCGCAGTTAACCGAGGCTCACGCAAAACTCAACACGGAAATGGTCTACATGACGCAGCACGAATTTGACAGGCTATGCATCAGGGGTTCGACCGCCGAGAGAAAAGTGAAAACACTTGAGGCGCAGTTGGCCAACGAGACTAAGCGCTGGCTAGCCGCTGTTGACGAAGGTATTGAACTGAAGGCGCAGTTGGCTAAAGAATCCGAACAGCATCGGCGTTGGTATGACGGCGCGGTCGAGCTAGGCAACAAAGTCGAAGTGCTACAAGCGCGGTTGGCCGTTCTGGAGCGCGAGAAAAAAGACATTCTCAGGGAATGGAAAGAGTCAGACAAGTATTTAAGAGACACGCGCGCCGAGAGACTGCGACAACTCGAAGCCGTCAAAGCGCAGTTGGCCGAGGAGCAATGGGGGCGTGAGTCTTCACTCAAACGCGCGGAACAAGCCGAGCGCGAAACCGACGCAATGCTAGAGCGTTTTATCGCAGCCGAAGCGCGGGCAGAGGCGATGCGGAAGGCGCTGGCGCAAATAATAAAGCGCACAGAGTCATGCGCATCGCTGGTGGCGACAGATGTACGGCAAATGGCGCAAGCCGCCCTCGCGCCCACGCCCGCCGAAAGTGAGGTGAAGGAATGAAGTGTCCAGAGTGCCAGCTTGAACTAGATAGCAACGGCTTGATTGCGTGGTGTGAAAATGGCCACGCTTACAAACTCGAATCAACTGAATACCCATGTTTTGTTGCCGATGGCACATATTGCAGTGTTCACACGCCCGCCGAAACGACGCCGGACGCCGAGTGCAAACCCGGCTTAATTGGGCGGCAAGTCTACGACCGCCACTTTCAACGCTGGCGCACAGTTGTCGAGCAAAAGCCCTCCGGGGCGATAAAGGTCAAAGACGGCAACGAGGACGGGGAATGGCTGGACACTGACGAATACGAGGTTACACGGGAAGCTGAACCGACGCCGGTGTTGCCGACGCCTGTGATACTGGACGCGAAGAAGTTTGTGGATGAGTACAAGGGGGAGAAGTGATGGGCATACGAAGATACTTGCGACGCCATTTTGGCAAATGAATCTAAGGCGACCGCGAATACTGACTCTGTCTGGCGCTTATGAAATCAATGTCTGGCCGCTGACTTTAATTGTCCTCCGCAAGCGTAAACCCTTTAAAAGCGAATGAAAATTCCCTGCTGTTTACGTAATAACTATTATCAGACGCCCTATGGGTATCCAATATGAGTTCCCCGCGCGGCAAACAGGTAGGTGAAAGAATGATACTAGAGACGGTTTTTAAGTACGAAGGAAAGATTCTAAATAGAAAAACAGGAAGCACCGCCATCTATCACGATGGCAAGCCTCTTGTGATGTTTAAAATGAAAGATAATGGCGACTGGAACTTTGAAGACGAATTGAATCTCGAAAAGGAAATCGGAGAGGGGCTGTTTCAGGTTTATATAGTAGTCAACAAAATACAAGAACAAGAATAGCCGCCACGGCCCGGCACGTATAGACTCGTCTTTCCCCGCCGCTATCATAAGCCATCAGGCAAACAAAAACCCGCCAATCTGTCGAGGACTGGCGGGCCAACCGAAGGTTCAAATGAAACCGTTAGATGCCTCTATCTGCTAGAAGATGTTGCCTAACTGTGGCGGCAGTCTATCAATTCCCTACCCTAGCCGCAAGCCATTCCGACACATTTAGCCCTATCCAGCTAATTCAATGCGTGCCTATTTGACACACTGTCTTGTTTATGCAATAAAGCGCCATGCGCGAAACGACACCCGAAACCAGCATTGTAACCCCGCAGTTGCCCCCAACGGCGCCAAAACGCACTTTCTTACTCGGGTTGGAGCAGTTCCAAGAACACTTAGCGCGGCTTGCCCACGACCTAGGCAGCAAGGCGGAGCTTGGCCGACGCCTGAAAGTGACGGGGCAGTTTATAGACTTGTTGATTGCCGGGAAGCGGAAGCCGGGGCCGAAAATGCTCAAAGCGATAGGTGCGCGCAAGCGGGTGATGATTGAAATTGATGTGGAGGCCGAATGAGTAGCCTGATTGACTCTATCCGCTTTAACACGGTTTTGGACATCGCGCCGGGGTTAGCTTTTTCGGACGTGCGAATAGAGACGCGCCCCCGCCTCAATGAGGACGGGGATTGGGTTGGTATAACGTGCCGCCAGCACCCGCAGGGTATTTGGTATCGAGTTGGTGCCCGCCACCATTACTTAATGGCGAAGAACGGCAAGGAATGGGCCATCCAGCGCGCGGAAACCTTAATCCGGTTACTCGCAAAGCGGCTGGCGCGGGAGGTTGCTAAATGTCCAAAGCCCTAATTCCCTACGACAAGGAAGCAGTAAGGGACATTCAGGAGACAACAAAGGCCCGCGCGCTGGATTTGCACGGTGAGGTGATGAATAGGCTGGAAAGGATTCTGTATGGCCCCGACGACAAGGCGGCGCTTACGGCTGCGGGGCTCATACTCAAAATTGGCGGCGGGATGAAAACCCAATCCGTCAGGGTTCAGGCGACATTCAATCAGTTAATGGAGGCTGCGCCGTTGCAGGCGGGGCCGCTCGCGGGGCTAACGCAGATAACCGCAAGCGCGGTGATAGACGCGGAAGAGGATGACGACGACGGCGATACAACAAAATAGCGCCACAGACTTGGCCGTTGACGCGCTCAGGCTAGCCACGCCAGACCCGGCGCGCGTGGAACGGGAACTTGCGCTATACGACGCAGACCGCGAAGCGTACATCCAGCGTCGCTTCACCGATTTGAAGGAATGGGACTTCCCTGTCTGGTGCGCCATCAACTGCTTTATAAAAACCAAAAAGGGCGACCGCGTCCGGCTAAAACTCAACCGTATTCAACGGCGAATGTGGGAATGGCTAGTTGAGGACTTAGCTGCGCGTCGCCCCGTCCGCTGGTTCATCCTGAAAGCCCGACAAGAGGGCGTCTCTACGTTCTGGCTTGCATTCTTTCTTTGGTTGACATCTCTGCGCGCGAACCGCGAAGCCCTGATATGCGCCCACAAGGAAGCCAACACCTTCGACTTCAACCACCGCGTCCGTTCAATGTATGCGCAACTTCATCCGATGTTGAAGCCGGAAACCCACACGGAAAACCGGGTGTTGGTGTACTTCGGAACCCCGACACTTAAGCGCAAGCGCGGCGTCGGAGTCGGGCTTGAAAGCAAACTCGTATTCAACACGGCGGCTAGTGGCGAGCTGGGACGCAGTTATAACTTTCACGCGGTTCACTTATCGGAATTTGCCCTGTGGCCGGGACTAGGCATTAACGTAAAAGACCAGATGGGCGGGCTGCTTCAGGTAATGGCGAAGGAGGCCGGGACAATACTCATCATGGAGTCCACGGCCAAAGGGGAGAACGAGGCTACGGTATGGTGGACGGACACAAAGAACGAGTACCGCAAAGTCTTCATTCCCTGGTGCGCGTTCGACGAATACCGGACGCCGAAACTCGTCTACGACAAGTTGGGCGAACTGTCCGTTGACCCCGACTCGCGCTACGGCGACGAGATGGACGTTAGCCGCCATATTCGTGAAGCATTGCCTATCTGGTACCCAGAGGAAGTGGACGAAGGTGGGGACGAGTGGGTAGAAAAGGAACTTCGTTTACGCCTTCACTGGCGGCGCAGGAAGATTGACACGGATTGCATGGGCGACTTGCAGGTATTCCGGCACGAATACCCACTAACGCCTGCCGACAGTTTCGCTACCGGCGCGAAGAACCTCTTTGACCACGAAAGCCTGGAAGAGATGCGCGCCCACGTTCTAGCTGAGGGATACACCCCAATACGCTGCAAGTTGATACAAAATGACGATGAAATCCACCCCAACCGCAAATTCCACCGTGCCGACGGCTACGGCAAAGTCTACTTCTACCGACTGCCCGGAGAGTTCCAGCGTGAGCACACTTCTTTTGTTATCGGCGCGGATACTTCTATGGGAATGTCTGCTGACGCTGACCCGTCGGCTGCTGTGGTTCTCGCGGTTTCTGCCGACGAGACTGAAGAAGTAGCCAGCTTCAACGCTGTCATCGCGCCGCACGACTTCGCGGAATTACTGAACTGGCTTGGCCGTCTCTACGACACGGCTTTGCTAGGTGTCGAACACAACGAGCGGGGCGGCGCGGTGGTTAACGACTATCTGCACAAAGTATGGCGCTATCCCCTGCTGTACTTTCCGCGCGATATGTTCACCGGCAAGACGCGCCGCGATACCGTTCCTGGCGTCAACGTGACAGCCGACGGCAAAAGCAAGCTGGTATCGGACTTGGCCGAAGAGATAGTCAACCACACCATTCTATTCCGCAGCGTGAAGTTGATAGACCAACTTAAAACCTATCAGGTGTTGAAGAACAACAAACTAGGCGGCGCGCCGGGGACGAAAGATGATTTCGTTTCAGCAGCAATGATTGCCCGCTTTCTCAAGAAGCATATCCACCGTTTTTCACCGCCGCGCCAGGAAATACCACGCGGCAGTTTTGCCTGGGAAGCGCACAGGCTAGCACGTCAACGCGGTTTAAGAGTCCCAGGACATTGAAATGCCACGCAAGAAACTGACAGTTCCTATCGTCTTCCCCGACGGCCCGGTGGCAACGCGCCGCAGCCGTGGAAGAAAGGCTATCGCCAGCGTCCGCAGCGAAACGGGCGACCCGAAGATTGACGGCGAGATATGGCTTTCCCGCATAGCGATGACCCGGCAAGCCCGGCTGATGCTGAAGAATGGCGAAAGAAGTTGGCGCAGATACTACCGCTGGTATGAGGGCGAACAGTGGGACGATAGAGGTGGAACGGGCGGGCAAGTCAATTCTGACAACCCGCGCGACACAGCCACAATTAACAAAACGGGAAGTATCATCAACTCGATAGTTCCCTTCCTCATCAACGATGAAATTAAGTTCTTATTGAAGCCGCAGCGCCCCGACGACGACGTAAGCGCAATGATTCAACAGGCGCTACTCAACTATGAATGGCGCAAGCGGAAGATGACCAACGCGATAAAAGTTTGCGCGCGGGACATGGTTATCATCGGCCACTGTATCGCCAAGCCCGGTTATACGGTGGAAGTGGACGAAAGCAAGAAGCCGAAAGACGACGGCGTTATCAACTACGCCGACTATGTAAAGCAGGATGCGCCATACGTCGAACGCGTCAACCCGCTTAACTTCGTGTTTGATTGGGGAGGCAGAGACAGGACGCTTCGCACGGCGCGCTGGTGCGGCGAAGTCTTCTTCGTCCCCTACGCCGACGTGTTGGCCAATAAGGACTACGACCGGGAGACGCTAGGGCTGCTCTATAGCGGCGAATATTCGCCAACGACACAGACGAATTGGGCGTCGCTGGGCGTTGACCCTAAAGCAATGAAGGGGCTGCAATCGTTCGCGCTGCCGGAAGACAACCTAGTCACACTGATTGAGATTTGGGACAAGAAGTATCAGAAACGGATGGTTTACGCCGACGGTTGCCCACATCCGCTAGTCTCCGAAGATTGGCCGTACACCCATCTGGGGACAACATTCCCCTACGTCATGTGTAAGTACATTGAAGCTCCCAACCAGCCATACGGCATAGGGCTTCCCCGCTGGATAGAAGACCAGCAAGTTCAGATAAACCGCGCGGCGACGCTCGAACAGGACGTGATGCGAAAAAGCCGCCCACGCACGGCGGCAAGTGAAGGCACAAACCCCGAAGAAGTTGTTAAGTTCGCAAACGGCGACGACGTAGTAGTCGGGGACTTTAAGGCCATCCAGCCCGCCGACCTGTCGCAGATGTTCCAGATTTACAAGCAGAACCTTGAACGCGCCATCGAAGAGATGACGGGGGCCGACGCGCTACTTCAAGGCAGGGCGCTTCCCTCTCGCACGACAGCGGGTGAGGTAGGGACGCGCGCCAGACTCACCGGACTCAAGCTAGACCAGCACGTCGAAGACTTTGAAGAGTTCGTTGAAGACGTGGCGACGCAGATACTTGGGCACTTGAAGAAGTACCGCACCACCGCCGACGTGATACAGGTTGTCGGCAAAGAGGGCGTGTCTTGGGAGGCGTACACCAACGAAGACATTCAAGCGGGCGTTGACGTTGAGGTGAATTACTTCGCGGCGCCGAAGACTGACCCCGACTTGGAGAAACAGCAGGCGCTACAGATATTTCAACTTGCCGTGCAGTCGCTATCCGCATTGGCCCAAACCGGCGCGCCCGACACGTTCGACATGCCAGCGCTTGTCGGCTGGGTTCTGGATAAGTTCGGCGTGAAGGATAAGTCCAGATTCTTCCGTTCGTCCCGCACGCCAATGACGTTGGGCGTAGGCAATGGGCCGGGACAGGAGCCAGGAGGCCCGGCGATGACGCCAGAGATAGGCGGGGCAAATGCGCCGTCGCCAGTGGGACAGACGCCGGGGGTGGGACAACCAGGAGAGGGCGGAAGCGTAGAAGACTTAATGCAGTCAATGCGCGGCTTCATGCAGTAGCCGCTTAACAAGGAGAGGGATGGCAGAAGAAGACAACGACAGTCCGTGGCCGCTAGTTGTAATCAACGCCATTGACGATGAACAGATGGCGAAGTTCGACACCGAGGAATGGGCCGAAGCGGTTGTAGACAGCATGCTGAATCAGGTTCGTCACGCGGCCCATGTAATGCTGCGGGAAGCGGGGCGGATGCGGGAAGTGCGCGCGCTAAAACTGTATTGCTACAACACCAAAACACTAACAGGAGAAGAATGAGAAAAATTATCCTTACACTCACATTTCTGGTCGCGTTCGTCGCTTCGACGTTCGCGCAGGATAAAGTCAAAATCGCCGTCGGCTACGTCGGCAATGAGTTCAAGTTCGACCCGAACGAAGCCGCCGAATATCTCAACGGCTTGTGGCTGGACGTTGACGGAAAGATAGTCAGCAAGGGCGGGTTCCGCATCGGCGGCGTCTTCAACCTTCAGCGCACGTTTGACGTGACGATGCTTGACCCGATGACATATCCGAAAGACCCGTTGCCGCCCGTCGCCACCGCCGTCGGGTTCAACGTCGTTAAGCGGGACACCGACACCTACTCATTCGGCCCGCGACTTAGCTATAAAGCTGGCCCGGTTGAACCGTTCGCTACGGCGCTGTTCGGGTTCCGCAACCCAACCGACGTGGCCACCCGTCATTTTGTCCGCCGCTATCAGGCGGGCGTTGACATCGCGCTAGGCCATTTCTTCGTCCGTCCGTTCTTTATCGAATATGAGTTTCTGGCCCGGTTCGCTGGCCCCTCAACTCACAAGTACGGGGCGGGCGCAGGTTTCAGGTTCTAGTATGCCGATTTACGAGTTTCTTTGTGAGGAACACGGCAAGTTCGAGGCGCTGTTCCCGCGCGTGGTGGGCGTCGAATACCAACCTTGCCCGACGTGCGATGTGCCAGCGCCTCGTGTCTTCTCTCTGACGGTGATGCGGCCCGATACCTATTGGCACGGCGTCAAAACTACGAACTACGGCTATGTCACGTCCTCATCTCAACTAAAAGCCGAAATGGCGCGGCGCAACCACGTTCCCGTCGGCGACCGAACCGACCGGGAAGCGTGGGACAAGATAGCCGATAAAGCACAGGACGCTAAGAAGGAAAAGCTTGCCAAAGACGTGCATGAGTGGAATGTAAAGACGTTCGGGCCATCCGGGTTGGGGCTTGGCGGCGCAGACGGCGAGAAGTTTATTAGAGATAACAGTTAGGGGTGGGGTGGGCCGAATTGACACGTTTCACTTGTGCAACTGTTTTAATTGTTCTATTTTAGGGAGGAATCATGCAATTCACAGTGCCAGTTGGCGGAACAAATGTAGTATCAGAGGGCGAGGGGCCACCGCGTAATGCACCGGATGCGCCGTCACCGCTGGCCCAACGTAAGTCGTTGCACACTGTCCGCCTAGCAGCGCCAACAGCGCCGGAATATAGGCCGGAATGGAAAGAGAACGGCCAACTTAGATGGGTTCCTCAGGAAGCAGCGGCAGAGGAACCAGCGGCGGAAGCGCCGGTTGACGACGGCAGTCGCGCCGCTTCGTATACAACTGAGCAGCAAACAAGCCAGCCCTACGATGCCCTGCACCGGGAAATAGCTGAGTTAAAGCAGACGATGCAGGCCATGGCGCAAGGTATGGGCGGGCAACCAGCGCAACCACAAGGGCCGCAGCCGCCAGACCCGGCAGAGTTCGACTTCTATGACCCGGCGCAGGTGAAAGAGTTCCACAAACAGAACAACGCCTATATCCAGGCAACCGTCCAGCAGTCCGTACAGTCCGCACTAGCGCCGCACGAAGGCGCAATGCAAGCGGCGGAGTATACCCGGCAATACAACAGCGTATTAGGCGACTACGGCCACGACCCGAATTTCAAGCCGTTTATGGACAAGGCGCTACAACTCGTAGCGAAGTCCGGCGGACAATTCTCTATTCCAGCGGCCTACCAATTGGTAGCCGACAGTCAGATTACTTCTCAACCAGCGGCGTCCTCACCAGGCGTCAAACCAGGCCAACGCACACTTACCGCGCAAGAAGCGGCGCAGAAAGCAGCGCAGGCGCACAGCCTGCCACCGCGTAATGGTGTCAGTGGCGCAGGAGAACCGGCGCTTCCAGCCGCATTGATGAACGTCAACGCACTGGGCCGGATTATCTTCCACAACCAGCAGACTGGACGGGCGCGACCCATCACAGTCTAGGGAGACACAATGGCAGTACCAGGAACGATGCTTCGCACCACTTGGGCGCAAGTGGACGCGACGTCATTGACTGATTTCAGCCGCGTCTTGACTGACAACATTACAAGCAACCAGGTAGTTTTATGGATGCTTGGGCAACTTGGCGGGATAGTCACGCGGCAGGGTAAAACAATCTTCGAGCCAATCATGCTGGATGATGCCGCTAGCGCCAAGTGGTATTCCGGCTATGACCCACTCGATATGACCCGCACCGAAGTTGCAACGGGCGCGGAATACGCGTTCAAGCAATTGGCGGGCGTCGAACAGATTTCAGGCTTCGAGAAGTTCCAGAACAGCGGCCCCGGCCAAATCATTGACCTGTGGGACGCGATGGGCCAGCGCTTGGCCATCACCATGAAGCGCAAAGTCAACCAGGCGCTACCATCGGACGGCTCAGCCGACGGTGGCAAGGCGTTGATTGGCTATCAATCCGCGATTCCGTTTGACCCGCAGACAGGAACCTATGGGACGCTTGATTCTGCGCAGAACACCACCTGGCGCAATCAGTTCTTCACAACCACTGGCGTTGGCTTGTCAGGTACGGCGACGGGCGGGGCGAACATCAACGCCGCTTCCCCAACCGGTTCCAACAACCTGTTCGATGGACTGCGCGCCCTGATTGTCGCTTGCATGGCGGGTTCCGACAGTCCGCATCTCGTTGTGATGGTTCGCACCGCCTACCTGATACTGCTTCAGGGACTGGAAGCTAAACAGCAACTAGTCCGTGGGCCGGATGCTACGGACGCGGCGTTAGGCCAGGCCGGATTCAAGAACGTCGTCTATATGGGCGTTCCCCACGTGTGGGACGAGGACATGCAGCCGAATACATCGGTTGCTGCCGGTTCCGTCTCGAACACCGCCGGTTTCGGTTGCGTGGCGCTGAATCTCGACTACGCCAAGATGGTGTTTGGCGAGGGTTACGAGTTCACGTTCACTGACCCAATCCAGCCCGATAACCAGGACTCGGCCAGCATCAAATGCTTGATGTACGGCAACCTTGTACTCAGCAACCGTCGCCGTCAGGGGCGCGTTAACTTCGCTGGCGCGTAAGGAGGAAATATGAGTCAGTTTCTTTGGGGAGTAAATCCAACGCAGGTAGACACCACGGCGCAGTTCACGCTCGGTACGGAATGCCGTGACCCACGAACGCGCAGCCTTGGACAAAACATGCTTCGTTACGTGAAAAGTAACGCGGCAATCGCCATTAACCAGGCACTCACGATTGACAACACCGACGAGACAAACGAACCGCACGCGATGGTGGCGACGACTGCCACCGGGCAGCCCATCATGGGCATCGCGCATGTGGCCATCGCTTCGGGTTCGTTCGGGTGGGTGACAATCAAGGGCCATACGCCTTGCAACGTAAACGCGGCTGTGTCTGCGGGCGCGCTACTTGGCTCAAGCGGTACGGCTGGCAAGCTGGATACGCTGGCGACTCAGGGCGCGGCCCTGATTGCGGCGCAGCAGGCTTGCCGCGTTACCACGATTGACAGTTCGGCAGGGAGCGGGACTGTGGACGTGTTTGTCACTTTGTAAATGCAAAAACTCGAAATAGATGCAGCCCCCTGGATACTTGAGGAGCAGGGAACCGGAGAGCGGCGCGAAGTTCGCATTGGCGCTGTTTGTTCGGTTCCCCGCCTCGCATTTTCTACCCATTGGGGCGCGCTTCAACGGGCGTTCGACGCCATGCAAATCCCGGTTATCAAAATAACCGGCTACGGCTGGGGCGCTTGCCTACAGCGGGGTATTAACCTGCTAATTGAAGCAGGTTGCGACTGGATAATCACGATTGATTACGACTCAATCTTTCACAAGGAAGACATTCTCGAACTGCTTCTTCTTGCCGCACGGTACGACGAGGCGGACGCCATCCTGCCGTGGCAAGTCAGGCGCGGCGGGTATGACGAAATGCTGCTGCTAATCCGAGATGAGAACAACCAGCCGGTTAAGTCTGTCACGGCGCAGCGGCTCCAGGGTGAATTGGTTCCTGTCGCGGGCGGGCATTTCGGTTTAACGCTGATAAAGGCTGACGCGCTGAAACGGACGCCGAAGCCGTGGTTCTGGGACAAGCCCAACAAAGACGGCGAATGGGAGGACGGGAAGACGGATGCCGATATTCACTTCTGGAACGTCTTCCGCGAAGCAGGAAACAAGGCATTCTTAGCGAACGATGTTCGCATCGGCCACATAGACGAGGAAATACTGTGGCCGAACGCGCAGTTCGGCATCACGAGACAGAACGCGGCGGATTATATCGAGAAAGGCAAGCCGGAACTGGTGAGGGTATCGGGCTACACGTACGACGGGGCAGACAGGAAGCAAGACACCAGATTTATCCCATTTATCGCGGGCATCGAACCCTGGAATCACACTTCGCAGTTCGGTGAGGACTCCATCATTGAAGCGATATTCAACCGGATAGGCACTGAAAATAAGTGGTGTTTTGAATGCGGCGCAAGTGATGGGCTGTTCTTTTCGAACACTCGGAAGCTTATAGAGGACGGCTGGAACGCTATTCAAGTGGAAGCAGACCCGGCCTTCTTCGAACAACTATCAACCCGCTACAAGGATAACCCGCGCGTCCACTGCGTCCAACAATTCGCAGGGCTTAAGCCCGGCAACCGAATTGACGACATATTGAAGCGGGCGGGCGCACCAGAGGACATTGATTTACTCGTCATTGACGTAGATGGGCAGGACTATCACCTGTGGAACTCACTAACCAAGTACCGCCCGCGTGTCATCTGTGTCGAGTTCGCGCCGGGAGTCGCGGGGATGTACATCCCGGAACCGGGCGCGGAAGGCACACAAGCGGGCGCGCATCCAATTCACTACATGGCGAAAGCCAAAGGGTACACGCCAATCGTGGCGACTCACTGTAACTTGATATGTGTGCCGAATGAATTGGCGCACTTACTAGAGGAGACAAATCATGCCAATGAAGAATCTAGGGAAACCGAACCTGACCGGCGTCAAGACCGGCTTCAAGTTGATGGGGAAGACAGTCCCCAGAGGCGCGCGGCCACAGAAGCCCAGCGTTAAGGGCGGCGTCGCCACCAACCACCCCATAACCGCTGTTCGCGGCGTCATGGGAAAAGCGCGCGGTAAGAAGATGTACTAAGGAGCGACTATGGCGAAAACCAGTTACACGACACTGAAGGAGCGGGCGGACGCGGAGAAGGCTGTCATTGAATTGTCGCTGGAGGAAGAACAGCAGCGAACGAAGAAGCTGATGGCCGACTACCTGCAAGAACAGGAGGCCAAAGCCGCGCGTGAGGTTAAGGTAAGTCACATTGACCGTGGCCAGATTCACCGCAGCAAAGTCATTGACCCGCAGGAGGGGCGATTGGCTACCACAACGCCTATCGGATGGGTGACTCTCACCCCGTCAATGTGCCAGGCCGACCCTAGATGCAGTTTCGACGGGGCCGAGGCTACCGGTTGGGCGAATGGCTACGACTCTATACCGGAAGACCTCATTCTGCCGTGGAACGGTCAAACAGCGCGTTGGCATGCGGAGAATACATTGGCGCGGCATATAGCGTTGAAACATTCAACCACAGGCCCGTCCCATGTCCGCACACCCGAACAGGTGAAAGTGGCGAGGGACGAACGGCTGTTGCCTGAAACGTTCATTGAGAATCCGAGACTGTAATGGCAACGCCTAATTCGTTAGCAATCGAAATATTGCAAAACATGGAGAAATCCACCGATGACGCTGGCTTTGTCCAGAGGGTGGAGAAGCGCGTCAACGACGCTTTAGACAATATTGCGATTACTACGAATTACAACATGTTCAAGACCCGTTCCACGTTCTCGACTGCTGCCACAGTACCAACATACCAGCTTCCCGTCGGCGGGCGCGATATTGAGCAACTGCGCTACACCGACACCGGGGAGCCGATATGGTTATGGGGGACGCAGGAAGCGGCGCGGTATATGGCGAAACTTGAGGACTCAGGCAGGGCGCGAGTTTGGGTTGAAGACGGCATTTTGGTGAGCGGGGCGAATGTCCTCTATCAGTTCCGACTCGCGCCTGTTCCTAACTCTGTTCTCACCGTTGAACGGACGTACTACTTCCACCCGTCAGAAGTCGCCACTTCAACGGTTATACCGGTTCTGGAACAGTTTATTCCCCTCATTCGCTACTACGTCAAGGCTGAGTTATACGACCTCGATGGAATGTTGGATAGGGCGAAAGACCAGCGCAGCATTTACCAGAACTTGGTTGACAAGCTGGAAAAGCGGGAGAAGCGCAAAGTAGCGGCTACCACCCAGCAGAGATGGAATGATTTACCCAGTGGCGGCGGCAGGGCGCAGGCGATATTCGACCCCTCTCATTTCAAGAACCCGTTTGTTTAATGAAGAAGCAATGGCCAATGTGGTATTATCAGGACGGCTAAAGAAGTGGCCAGCGGTGATTGAGACTCACCGCCAGCCGACTAGCAACCCGCGTGTAGGGCGGATTGATAGCTCATTCCTATCATTACCCACCTTCACGCCTTCGTCAAATCGGAGGCATTCAATGTCAGGATATAACAGGAATCGTCCGCGAGCCGTTTGCAGCGTGTGCGGCAAGCTGAAGCCGATAGTGTCACTGCTTAAAGGGCATTGCGACGCGTGCTACCGGAACGCCCGAGAGACGCAAAGCCCAGGATACAAAAAGGCCAGACACGAAAGACATAAAATCTCGCAAGCGGCGAATGGCAAGGCTTGGCGTCGAAAAAAACAGCTTAAAGCTTACGGGTTAACTGACGCCGACTATCGAGCAATGGTTGAAGCGCAAGCGTCCAGATGCGCGATTTGTGAACAACCTGAAAGAATAGTGAGAAACGGTGAGCTAGAGCCGCTGTGCGTTGACCATGACCACCAAACAGGGCGCGTGCGCGGGCTTCTCTGCCGCACATGTAATAGCGCGCTTGGTAAATTCAAGGATAGCCCGGAGATGCTCCGTCGCGCTCTTGCTTACATGGAGGGCTATGGCTAGCACGAATTTAGATTCAATAGGCGTACAGCCGCTGCGGGTTCGAGACTGGAAATTGGGAATCAACACAGCCACGCCTCCGAACGAAATAGAGGACAATGCCCTACAAGACGCGCTGAACTTCGAGGTTGACGATAACGGCAACCTGTCCACTCGGCGCGGCGTGACTCAGCTATCCGCCGACACGTTCTCTCGCATCACTTCCCTGCACTACTTCACGATAGACGCGGGCGAAATCGGCATCCTTCTGACGGAAGGAACAAAACTACAGATAATCGAGACGAACGGGACGGGACTAACGAACCTGACCGGCGCGCTGACATTTCCCAATAACACATTTTGGCAGTGGGTAACGTTTGGGGGGTTGGCTATCGGCGTCAACGGGGCCACCTCGGGGACGAACCCGGTAAAAGTGGATTCCACATCTACCGCAGCTGCCCTCGGCGGAAGTCCACCACGCGGTAAATATATCGCGGTGTGGAATAGCCGGGTGTGGATAGCGTCGGCGTCCGCATTTAGCCGGGTACATGGTTCGGCGCTTGGACTGCCGGAAGATTGGACGGCGACCGGGGCGGCGGGAAAGATAGATATTGACATTGATACGAATGATGGCGACCCCATCACTGGACTGTTTTCTACCCGCGACGCGCTGTATATCTTTAAACGGCATAGCATCCACCGTCTTGTCGCGTTCGCAGACCCTAACACGGACGCGAACAACATACGGCGAGAAGTGGTGACGAAGGATATAGGCTGCGCCGGGCCGTACTCCATCCAGCAAATCCCCAATGACGTTGTATTCCTCTCCGACCAGGGGATTGCCAGCTTGTCCCTAGTCCAGACGGCTGAGGACTTCCGCACTGCCTTCTACAGCCGGAACATTAAAGAACTGACGAACTTTCCGAAGACGACGCTTGAAATTCCGTCACTGTTCTGCGACACCGGGGCGCAGTATTGGATAAGCCTACCGACATCCGTTGCGCCTAACGGCAACAAGATGGTTTACGTGCTGGACTACTTGAGAATTGATGAAGGCGTTGTGCGGTGGACGCGGTTCGATGGCATGGTTGCCGGGACGGCTTACACTTCGTTCCCCGGCGCAACGGGGAAAGTCTACGTGATAGGCGCGCTGAACAGCGGCGGCAGCAACTATCAGCTATTCACCTACCAGCCGCGCGCCACGTCTGCGGCGTTCTCCGACCAGGGCAGCGCGTACACGAAAGCCATGACGATGAAGTCATTTAACGGCGGCGCGCAACTGCTGAAGAAAGCATGGGTTGAATGGGGGATAGGGCTGAACCTGCTAAGCGCCACAGCCGGGATAAACGTCGCATACTACTACGACCAAAACATACTACGGACGGACTCTTATAGCTTCGGACTGACAGGGATAAGCACCGGCTCGCTATGGGCTGGTGGCTTGTGGGGCGCGGGACTGTGGGGAACAACTTTTAGCGGACAGAACGATATCGTTAGGCCGCTGAAGTCGAACAGCATCGGGCGCGAGTCACAGGATATCACTTTCAATGTGTCGAACTCGCAGGCGGGCGAAGGCTTCACCATACAGGACTTTGAATTGAACTATCTGATTTTGAATAACAAGCGCGTAACCGACGTGTGAGGAATTTATGGCATCTTTACCAGCTAGAACGACGGCCAGCTTCGACGCCATTAAGCCGGTGTCCAGCCTTGTGCTGCTCGACAACGAGTTTAACCAGTACGTCGGCGCGTCGGGCATATTCAACGGCGGGACGACAGCCACGAAGTTGCTTGTTAAAGCAAGCGACGCCACCGACCCGCCTGTTGACCAAGACCAGATAGGCGCGGGGCTTTTGGCGCGATGGAAACAGAATGGCGTGCAGAAAGCCGCGATAGGCAACGACGGTACATTCGCTACGTCCTCAACGACGATGGTGACAAACCTGAACGCTGACACTGTTGACGGCATACAGGGCGCGAACATCGCCAAACTGGACACCCACAAGACGGCGTTTTCAGTCAGTTGGTTCTACGCCGTCCTGCCGGGGGCCGTGGAAACCATCCCTAGCGCGCCACGTTGGATAGTTCCGGCTGGAAATACCATACAAATTATCGACTTGGTGGTTATATGGGCGGGTGGGACGGACAGCGCGGCGAACAACATTTTCACAATTAAGCGCCGCAATTCGGCGGGCATCCCGCAAGCCGACGTTGGAACCGTGAACGTGAACACGCCCAATCAAGACGTTATCCAGGTGACGACCCTGGGCGCGCCGCTAACCCTGTCGGCGGGTGACCAGATATACCCGCTGTTTACGACGCGCAATACCGCTACGGAACAGGTTGTCACCATTAGCGCCAGAGGCACGCAGTTGTTTACCACTTAATATGTCTTTAGCTACTCTCAACCCAACGTCGAACACGACCCCTGACCAGGGCGGGACTGGCGCCGTCACCTCACCGACGAATACCGGACACGCTAGCTCGCAGTCTACGTCAAGTGATGTACTGGACTCGGACGCGCTTAGTTGCAGGTGGCAGGGCTTCGCGGCTGCTGCCGGACAGATTCAGGGTGTAACGCTGAAAGCTGACCATACGAGTAGCGGAGCGCTGACGGGGGCCGGGGCGAATAACGCTTTCACGCTGGAATACAGTCTCAACAATGGCAGCAGTTGGAATAGCGCCGTCAGCAGGTCACATTTCACGGCGTCACAGGGGCCTACGACGTTTTCAGTGGCTTTATCCGTCGCCCAGGACTTAACACAAGTCAGGGTGAGAGACCTTATTAGCACCAGCACGGTTTCAGGCGGCGAAGTCGCCACCTGTACGGCGACGATAGCCAATATCAAGATTGAGGTGACGCTCTTTGACGGCTCGCTGCTGATGATGTCGTAAATATGAAGACTTTTCTCTTAATAGCATTGCTGTTTATTCCGGTAACGGCCCAAGCGCCACTCAAACCGCTGAGTTTCGCGCTATCCGTTGACCCGGCAGAGGGGCCATTTACGGAAACACTGTGGCACGAACTGCGGCAGAACCGAAACTTGATGGTGGCGTCGCGCAAGCCGGACTTCGATATCTATGTGGTAATGACGCCGCTGAAAGAGGAAGAACGCTTTTACGGCTACGCAGCCGCTGTACTGGTTGTGACAGCCGGGGAGTACAAGTTGTCAATCCACACAGGGCGCGGGCCGGAACTACTAGCGCGGCATCTAGCCGCAACTCTACAGAACAAGTATCTAACCAATTCTCCCCCTGAAAGGGTGAAATGAGGTTACAACAAACAATGGGGCAACACGTAGACAGCACAGGATGGGCGACGTTGGGGGTGGTGGTGGGTATGTTTACCGCTGCCAGTAGTGTGACGCAGTTTGCGACGGCGATACTGACTCTAGCCGTCGGAGTTGTCGTTGCGCATTTCCTGAAACGGGAATTGCAATATCGCTTCCCGCCGAAGAAGCCGACGGACAAGCCGGAGGAATAGTGAGTCTGGCCCGCACAAATTCACCGCTTGGCAAGCTAATCATTCGCAATATTGGCGACGTGGGCGGGCCGCGCTCAGACCTTGTGGACGCGGAACTGGATAACATTATCGCGTGGGCGAAGAACTCACCGCGCGTCATAAAGGTTGATGTATCGGTTGTCGGCAACGTCGGGGCGGGGCTGGACAGCTTGCACAGTTTCAGCTTACCGGCGAACAGTCTGGCAACTAACGGCGATTGGGTGCGGTTTCGCTACTGCGGGAACTGCGCCACGAACGACAACGACAAGCGGTTGCAGACTAGTATTGACGCCCAGGTGCTAGAGAACACCGGGTTGATTGACATTGACCAGGGATGGTGGCGGGTAGAAGGGACGTACACCAGGCTATCGGCCACAAGCTTATTTGCGGAATCCTGTATATCGTTCGGGTTTTTGAACCAACTGGACGGGGCGGCGGCGCAGGCTGGTTCAAGTCTGCGGCTTATATCGCGGAACGCCAATCTGACCGTGGCGAACTTGAACAGCAACGCGGTGACGATGCTGGTTCAGGCAGAGGCGACGGCCAACAACGACGTGACGCAGAACTTGTCAATTATTGAGCTTTACCAGCAGTAAGGAGGCAGCATGGGGCGTAGCTATTTATTCGCACCTAGAGACACTAAGACGCTGACGCCGACGGAATACGAGCTTGAGAAGCTCTACGACCAGATAGACAGAGAGGGCCACCGCATCACGCCGGAAATATTCTTTAAGTCGCCAGAATACGCCCGTTTTCTTGACACGAAATACGGCGACTTGCGCAGCAGAGTCCCACCCGGCAGCCAGATAACCAACATGACGCCGTTCAAGGTGGAGTTCAAAGACGCCGACGGGTACACGCATACCCTAACGCGCGCCGGGGCCGATGCGTCAAGCGGGCAGGTTCAAAACGTGTCGGACCGACCGCCGATACTACCGAATAAGAGCCAGCAAGACTTCATCGCCCAACTACAGACACGTTTACAGCAATCGCTTGACCCGACGAAGCTGGCCGAACTGCCGCCCGAGGTGGCTGCGCAACTACAGGCCATATCCGACGCCGAGAAGGCGCGCATCGCGCAACAGGGTGAAGACGCGCGCGGACAGCTTGTAGCGCAGCTTTACGGCAACAGAGTCAATCAATCCTCAATCGCCAACGATGCGGCGGCAAGGTTCGCGCAGCAATTAGGCTTGGTACAGCAGCAGCAATCCAGCGATGCGGCGAATCGCAATTTACAATTGCGCCAATATCTCACCGGCGCGGGACTACAGCAGAATCAGGACTTGGCCAGTCTACTAGCGAACCTGTCAGGACAGCAGAACCAGCGTGACATTGCGGGCGCAGGACTAGGCTTAGACCAGCAACGACTGGATGAGGCTATGAGACAGTTCAACAAGAACTTCGGCTTGCAGCAAGTCGGACTAGAACTCAACAAGCAGGCGCTAGACCAGCAGAACAGTCCGTTTAACAAGTTCCTGAAGACTCTCAACGCGGCGTCAGGGCTGCTACAGGGCGGCGGGACAGCGTATAGCGCATACAAGACGGGGTGATGATATGGCTACTATTCTAGACTTACTGATGGCTCTCAATAGGGACGAATTGCCGCCGGTTCCAGCGCCCGCTACCCCTGTACCGATGGCCCCTGCCCCGACGGGCAACGTCCCTGAGTACGGCGGGCCGTCACAGGTGACGGAACCGCCGCAAGCGCCCCTTGATACGCGAATTATCCAGCACATGTTGGCGCTCCGTGGCCCTGCGCCCACTGCGCCAGCGCCGAGGAGTAAGGCGGAGCGGATATTCAACGCGTTGGCGGGCTTCGGCGCGGGCTTTCAGGGCAACGGCGCGCAGTTTTTACAGCAATTGCAGGAACCACAGCGCCAATATCAACGACAGCTTGAGAATTACAACCAGCTGGGCGCGGAATTGGGCGCGCGCGGGCTTGAAAAGGCGCAACGGGAGCAGGAAAGACAGACAACTAGGGCGCAACAGGTGTCAGACCGGCAATTTGCCGCCGAAGTGGACAGAGAGGCGCGCAGACTGCACCTGACCGACCAGCGCGAACTTGAAATGTTCCGCGATACGCTGCTAGCCAGGCGTCAGCGCGAAGACGACGAACGTGCGGCGGCTGAACAGCGGCGGAAAGAGAAAGCCCAGCAGGAACGGGACGCGCGTGTCTTCGCGTCGCAGTTGGGGAGAGGGCCAGGGGCCGCGCCAGCCAGAATTGCGGAAGAACTTGGGAACTATTACGCCAAAATCAGCGACTCATTGTCGCCTGCCGCTCAAAAATGGCTGAACGCGCAGGCCAAACGGGCTGAGATATTGGCTAGCAGGCCGACAGGCGGCGGAGCAGGCGGCGGGAAGTTGATGGCGCAGCTCGAAAATGGACAGATAATCCCGTCGTCGCTGGTAGACCAAAAGACGGGTAGGGTGATAATTGACGGAAAGCCGGTAAAAGTCGTCGGCTACGTGGGCGGCGGGGCTTCCAGTGCGAAGACGGCAACGCCACAAGGTAAAAAAGCTGACCCACTAGGGATAAGATAATGCCAGACGTAGTGCAATTGGGACGAAAGGTAAAAAACAAGTATCCGGGGGTGTATGACGACCTGCCCGACGGCGTGGTGGGCCAGAAAGTCAAAGCCAAGTACCCCGGCGCCTATGACGACTTCACGGATACGACGTACACGCCGCCCCCGCCAGAAGCGCCCGGCATCCTCGGCAACCTTAGCACCGGCTTTAAACAGTTAGGGCAGAAAGTCTCAGACGTAGGCGCGTCGGCATATGAAATTGGGCGCGAAGCCCTACATGGCAACTTTGCCCCGCTGAAAGAGACGGCGGAAATTACCGGACGGGCCACGCTTCCATATCTTGCCGGCGCCGCCAATTCCCGAGGGCCGGGCGCGGCTTTCACCGGCATGTCAGCGGCGCAAGCCCCAGCTATCGAGGCCGTGAAGCAGAGGCAGACCGCCCGGCGCGAAGCCAGCGGCGACGTCTACTTCCGTGGCAGCGCAATCGAGAACGCCAAGCTTGCGGCGGAAGCGGCCAAAGACCCATCGTTACTCGGTAAACTTACACGAGGCGCGCCGCAAGTTCTGCCCTACATTGGGGCGGGGGTAGCCACAGGCGGAAGCGGCGCCGCGATGGCCGCAACTGGGGCGTTGATGGAGTTGAACGCGCCGGAAAACATTCCGTTGGCGGCTGGACTGGCGGCTGTTCCCATCCCCGTCGGCCAGGCGTTCAAGGCGAGCGTAAATGCCGTTCGCCGGACGTTCGGCAAGGGGGCGGCGCAGATAATAGAAGCGGAAGCCGGAGGGGTGGCGCTTCCGCCCGCAAGTGGGGCGGTTTCTCCCGGCGTCCAGCGCGCAATGTCGCAGTTCGAACAGGAAGTGGCGCGCATCAAGACTCTGCCACCCGCGCAGCAAGCGGCAGAGATGGAAGCCGCCATCCAGCGTGTAAGCAGCGAAGCCTCTGGGGTTCGTCCAGTGTCGGCGGAGACGCGCGCGGGATATCCCCCGCTGATGGAATTTCCAGAGAATCCGAACGCGATACAGATGGCGGGCAGGCTTCCAGGTGAAACCGCAGCGCCTGGCGCTTCAATTCGGCCATTCCAAGAGGCAAAAACTGCGTCCATGCCCGTCCACAGTCTCAAGCCGGGCGACATCATAGAGTACGAGGTAGGAGTTCCGCCGCGAACCGTGCAGGGAGAAGTCGCCCGCGTCCAGTTCGACCCGGACTTAGAGACAATGGTTCCGGTAGTCAAAGCCGGAAACGCCGAAATGGCCGCCGTTGAGTATTTAGACGGTGGTAGAGTGGTAAATCAGGCCACAATGCGTGGCCCGTCCAATGTCGCCGCTATGGATACTGCCCCACCGCGGCTATCCGCCGAATTTGGCCCGCCACAGTTCGGAGTCAAAGCAGCGCCCGACTTGGGCTACACTGAAACCGTGGGGCCGTCGGTTAGCGCGCCGATAAACCTGGACGCCGCGTTGACGGAGGCCGCAGAATCAATTCCCCGCCCTCGAGCCGAACGCATCAAGGATGAGTTCTTAGGAACGCTGGGCGCTTTCAAGTCCATCAAGTCTATGGGCGACATTTCCGCCGTCTTGCGTCAGGGCGGAATACTATTTCTTCGCCCATTCCAGGCCAAACAAAGCGCAAAGGCGCTGGGGCAGATGTTCAGGGCCTTTAAGGAAAAGAACTATACGGCAATCCACGAAGCTATCGCCGCGCATCCCGACCTTCCGGTAATGCAGGAAGCCGGACTCTATCTAGGCGGGCCGTCCGGCGCAATACAGAAAGGCGAAGAAGCTTTTATAAAGCGTTCCGGTTCGTGGGTTGGGGAGAAAGTCGGCAAAGCACCCGGCGTCAAGCAGTCCGACCAGATGTATGTGACGATGCTGGACAGCCAGCGCGTCCAACGCTTCCAGCAGTTCAAGCAGGCGATAGATAAACTCGGACTTTCGTCCGAAGAAGCCATGAAGGGATACAAGGCGGCGGCGCAGTGGGTGAATATAGCCACCGGGCGTGGCAGTCTTGGGCAGACGATAGACAAGGCATTCGAGGCGCTGAACTACACCATCTTTTCCCCGCGCTATGTCGCTAGCCGCCTGAACATCTTGAATCTTCCGATGTACATCAAGAACGGTATGACTCCAGCCGGGCGCGCGGTTCTCAGAGGACAGATGGCAGACCTGGTGCAATATCTCGGCGTTGTCGGCGCTACGATGTACGCCGCCAAGCAAGCCGGGGCCGATGTGACGCTGAACCCGCACGACCGGGACTTTGGGAAGATAAAACTGGGGACGTGGCGCTACGACCTGGGCGCGGGGCTTACCCAGGCGCTAAAGATGACGTATCTGGTGGGCGAAGACATGGTTCGGGCTGGCAAGTATTTCGTCGGGAAGGGCGAGCCGCCGGGCCGCAATGACGCTATAGACGTTGCCCAGACGTTCTTGAGCTACAAGCTCTCACCGCCCGCGCAAGTGTTTAAGAACTTCGTTGAAGGCCGGACGATAGATAAGAAGCGATACACGCCAGGCCAGGCAGCGGTAGACTTAGCCGCGCCAATGCAGTGGGCGGACTTCGTTGACGCATATCAGAAGGAAGGCTTGGCGGGCATCGGTAAAGCGTCTTTTGGCACTACCGGCATCGGCGTTCAAAACTTCGAACAAACCCCAGTAGAAGCCGCCATCGAACGCGCCCAACCGCTGTTCACCGAACTGAAGCGACTCGGTAAGCAAGTATCCGACTTGCGGAAGACGACAAAGCAGGAGTTCAAGAACGGCAAGTGGGTTCAGGTAGAGAACGAAGACGACGCCAGCTTTAACCGGCGCGTCCAGCAGTTCGGGCAGAACTATACCCTCTACGGCTTGCAGCTGTTGGACAGTCCCCGGTTCAGACAAGCGCCGGATAGCGTCAAGGTTCTGGCCCTGGACGCCCTGAACGAACGCGCGAAGCAACTAACGAAGGCTGAGTTCCCATTCCCTGAACTCCAACTCGACGCCAACACCCTGATGGACAGCGCCGAAGCGACAGCGGCAAAGAGGACTAAGTAATGCCAAAACATCAAAGACCCAAAGTAAACGACGACGGATGGTGCGAGTGGATATACCCATACATGGACGACTACCGGCTTGCGTGCTGTGACTGTGGGCTGGTGCACCAGATGCAATTGAAAATTGTGCGGGTGAAACATCTGTCGAATAAGACAATGCTTGTTAAAGACTCAAAGGCCACTTCGCTGACCGTCGCTTTTAGGGCGAAGCGTCACGAACGGGCCACCGCCCAAACCCGCAGGCACAAAAGAAACCCGGCCAGCAGATAACCGGCCAGTTCTATTTTAGAATTAGACCACTATGAAGAAGAAATGCTGGCTTAACCATAAATGGCGAGAAGTAAGCCGCAACCATGTTCTACAACCCAACGGCAATATACATCTCTATGCCCGCCGTCGCTGTGAAAAATGCCTGGTTATTGAAGATAAACTCGTATCTACGCGCGCTCCGGCCCCGAACCATTGGCCTAAGACAATACTATAGCTCTTCACAACCGGTTAGTTTACCTGTAGAATGCGCGCTATGAAGAACCAAACCGAACTTGAAGGCAAGTTAGGCGTAAAGAGGGATGGTGATTGGGTTCAATTCCAAATTCCATTCCGCTGCGCCATCTTGGATGGTGACAAGACTATCCACGTCAGCCACTACGCATGGCAATCTGCCCCTATCCGAGTCGTGGGCAAGATTGAAACTGACGACGGCCCTATCTACTTCATAGAACGCAAGGACGCGGTATGAAGCAAGCATTCACCAGAGTCCTAATATACTTCGGCATCGCGGTAGTCTTCATGGCTGTCTTTGGCGGCTTCCCCGTCGCGCCACAGCATTATCCACTCCCCAACCGTGTCGCCTACTACATCGGCGCTTACATCTCACTCCTCGCACTATTCGCCATCATCTACGAACCCATTGTTATCGTCCGCAACATCATCCATAACCGCCGTCCCAAGCCAGAGAACCCGCCTGCTAGACAACTTGTCCCGCCCTACTCATTCACGGATGAAGGCTCCCCACAAGCAGCAGAAGCCGCTGCAGCCTGGAACCGCGTCTTAGAGTCCCACCAGGAACAGAAAACACCCCAGAAGTTTAGCTGGAAACGCATGGATGATGGCTCATACATTGCCGAACCTGTTGATAACCATTAAATATCTGCACTTACTTGACTTATCTCTGTCCCATTAGTAACATGTCACCATCGGGGGAACTGGTAGACGGGTTGCCAG